CGATGCTGCCGTGTGCGACTTCCCATAGGCGGATACCTGGTATTGCTGCTCGATGTAAGGGAACGGCCCAGAATGTGAATGCCGCGGCGTCGGTGTGATCCTGTAGAACACGATGTAGGGGTCAACCGTTGCTGTCGGTGCCTGATGCGAATAGACCCGGTCCGTCCCGACATTCGCCCTCAGGAATGTTTTCAGCCCATCTTCAATCGTCACCTGATTACCCGCTTCGCCAGCTTCTCGACCGCATCGACGAGCCCGTCCCGGAGCATTCTTGCGACAAGCGGCTTAGTCGCTCCAATCGCAGGTCGCATGTACGGATGAGGCTTTCGCTCATCGTCCCCATATTCGACGATGCCCGCATAGGTCCCGGTAACGTCACCGGCCTTATTCGTGAATGTTGCCTGGCGAGTATTCACTCCGATAAGCACATCTGCTTTCTTTGGGTCTCCGTATGCGGCAAAGATCGAATCGCGGAGTAACCCGGTTTCAACCGGGACCATAGCCCGCGCCTCATCCCGGACCATCAGAGCAGGGACGATCAGAGCTTTCTTATACTCCCTAGCGATATCGCCGTGAGCGTAGCCCCCGGCACGCGCGAGAGCGTTTGCGTTCGCTGCTATCTCCGGGATTCCCTCGAATTCTAGCGATTTCTTTGTGAGGAGCCGCCGTCCGAGTCGCCGTCTGGTAGCCATTACCTGAGCACCCGCGCCGTAAGTATCAGCACTCTCTTATTCCCCGTCGGGTCAACGACTGAATCGACGTTGAATTGCTGCCCATCATTCTCGAGTCTGGTAACACTGTTCAGCCCCGTCCGCCATCTGATCCGGAATTCCGCCCAGGCCTCAGATACGTTGCGACCGCTCTCGAATATCTCGCGAGCCCGGAGAGCCCGCTTTGCCGCTGGTACGTTCTCTGCGATGAGAGCACCGGTTATCTCCTCATCGTTTGCGTCGAGGATCGTTCCGCGGAGCGTTACGCGCTGAGTAAGGCTACCTGCCGGGAGATTGTCGTCGCGGGTCACGGCCTGATGTCTTTCTCGCTCGATAAGAGTGCTTCGAAGGTCCCAACCTTGCCGGCTTGCATGGTCGTTCCTAGCGTCTGATCCTCCCGGATGCTGTAGAGCGTCCCCAGGCGGACTAAGATCGCTTGCCGGATGTTATCCGGATACCGAAGCGTCGCCGGGCTCGCCCCGTCGCTCTCCGGCTGAATCCCCACTGTGACCCGGACCCGGATACCGGCGAACGGATAATAGTACTCTGTCGGCCATGTCTGTCCCTCGACTAGCCAGAGGAGCCCTTTGTCCGCTGAGTGCCCGAACGTTTCCGCCGGTACCGTTACCTCGTCGCCGTCAGCGTCCAGATAGACTATCGAGTCGACCGATATGAGAGGTTCAAGCGGAATCCGCCAGAATGTGAACCATGGGAACGAGTCGATGAGAATATCCCAGACCTGAACGCCGATCTTTCGTCCTAGATAGCCCTCCGCCTCACGTCTCGCCGCTCTTATCTTCGACTCTAGGTCCGCCGTCTGCGCCGACGTCAGCGTCAGGTCTTCTATCAGCAGATGAGCTTTCGCTTCCGCGAGAGATACCGGCTCCGTCGCCGGCCCGCTCACGTGTTTGAGCGTGTACTCCATGCTTATTCTCACTCGGCGTTATCGCTTTGTTTTCGTGTCGTTTCTTCATAAAAATAGCCGGGCAGCGGGGAACCGCCCGGCTAACTGGGAGAATCGCCGACTCAGGCGAACGTACCCGTCACAAAGGCTTGTGGACGGGTAACAACGAAGATGAGCCGCTCCTCAGCGCGGATTGCGATCATGTTTTCAATGAAAAAATTCGCGTGAGAATCGCTCGTCTCAACAACCGCTTGTTCAAGGTCGTACAGGCGAGCGGCCATACGGAAAGCTCCGGTGAGCCATGTCCCGGAGTCAATTGAATCGGACTCGACAACAGGCTTACCCCAGAGTTGCTTGCCGATCATGCCACGCGGATCACCGATGATATAGCGTCCTTCGCTATCCTTCAGCGTCTCAATGTTAAACCAGTCGACTGGATTCAGCACGAACCCGTCAACCGGATACTTCGCCACGCGCGCCTGGAGGATGCCCGCGCGAAGACGGTCGAGATTAGTCGATTCGGCGTTGAGGTAGTTCGTGTCGAACGATGCGGCCTGATTCATCAGTCCGTCCAGATGCCCCGCCGTACCGTCGCCGTTCAGTAACTCTTCTTCTTCGGCGAGCTTCACCCCGTAGCGCATCTCGCCGTCAATGATCGCCCGGAGTTGCGGGATGTCTTGCAGAATCTGCTTCGATGCTGCAATCCAGTGGGCGATAGTTTCCGCCGTCTCGCTCGCGCGAGTCGTCGTCATATCCGACTTAGGCTTTGTGATTCCCTCACGGCGTCCCGTCGGCGACGGCGAAGCGTCGAAGATGATAGCGGCGTTGTTTGTGAAGGTGTGCTTCACGTATTCCACCGACGGCTGATTGATCGGGAGGACCGTCAGCAGGTCCCGGACCCGGAGCTCAATCTTCGGATCACTGAACGTCTCAATACGCCGAGGTTGCGCGATGCCGTCCGAGACGTTGTCCGCGGCATTGCCGGTAACGTCCTTCAGCCACGACGGAACTCGGACCTGACCGCTCTTGAGTTGCCCCGCCGCAACCGAACCTTTGAACTGGGCAGACTCGGTGAAGATTTCGCCCCGGCTCTTTTCCTTGCGCCCGCGACCGGTCCCGGACTCCTCGACCTTGAGCGTGAGTGCGTTCAGGTCGTCTCTGAGCTTTTGCTCGCTCGTCAGGAGCTTATCGACCGCCGTTTTTGTCTCGGTCGAAGCTGAACCGAGCGTCGAGATTTCAGACAGCATCTGCGCGTGAGCGGCCTTAATGCCATCGTTGGCAGTCCGGAGCCCCTCGAGCAATGTCTTTATTTCTTGATCCATGTCATTTCCTCAATGAGTGATTTCAGTTGCTCGACAAGTGCGGTATGCGGCTTGCCTTGCTCGCCGTCGGCTCCATCAGATGAAGTGGACTTATGCCCGGCTTCAACCCCGAGGAGTGACAGAACTTGTTGCTTAAACTCTTCGTCCTCAAGAGCACTCTTTAGCTCGTCAAGGTCGTAGGATTTTACGCTAGTCACCTGAGCGGCCGGCAACATAGGGAACGTAACAACAGATACCTCCCAGAGCTTGAGCTCCTGTAGGTGACGAACGCCGTTCTTTACCTCATCCTTGACGGACTCGTAACCGATGGAGAGTCCCTTGATAAGTCCCCGCTTCAGCTTCCGGAATGCCTTAGCCGCCGTCGGGTCCTCAAGGTCTAACTCAGCCTCAATCGAGAGCCCCGCCTGAGTACTCCGGAGCTTGCCCTCTCCGATGACCTCGTCCGTGCGATGCTGCCATAGCACCGGGACCGTTGGCCTCTCGGCGAGAGTCTTTGCGAATGCCCCCCGCTCGACAACGTCTCCGCCTAAGTCCAGAGCGCCATATACCGACGCAACCCCGGAGAACTTACCGGCATCGGTAGCCTCTTTGAGATCAAAGGGTAAATCGAGATTCTTCCTCATGCCGCTACAGCCCTCCGTGCAGCTTCCGCGCCAGCTTCGGCGCCCGCTTCCGCCCCTGCGTCCTCCGGCGTCGGAGGTCCGAAGATGTTTTGAGCCCTGACATACTCCGCCGCTTCCGGCGTGCCAATCCGCGGCATATCCTCGAGGTCCCGTATCTCTTCAGCGTTCAGCGAGCCAAGCGACATCAGAGTCTTATAGAACTCGCTCCGCGCTTTCATATCGCCGCGGAGGACTTTCTGCACCTTCGAATGGATGAAGAATCCGGCCCGTTTCTCGGCACGCGTCAGGAGCGCCCTCCGGCATGCTTGCTCGATACGCTCGACCCGCGGCATGAGACAGAGCGTCATGAACTGGAGCATGAGTTGCTCTTGATTGTTGTAAGTGGCCCTGTCTAATATGCCTACGAGGGTAGGCGGAATCCCGAGGAATCGACAGAGGACGATAGCCGCCTGAATCTGCGTCTCGGTGAACTGCGCCTCATTCGGGTTCGCGCCTGACTTAGCAACTGGCTCGACTCCAGCCTCAAGGAGCATTGCCTCGTGGAAGCTGTCCGAGTTACCGTACTCCTCACGAAAGAGCCGCTTCCACTTGCCCCGCTGTTCCGTCGTCAGCGTGCCGGCATACCGGAATATATCTTTGACTCGCCCGCCTTTACCGAAGAAACTCGCTCCGTACTTCTCGACAGCGAGCTCGAGCCCAATTCTCTGCTGAGCGAGCGCAACGGTCGAGAGCCCATGGATACCGTCCACGGTCACATTCCGCAAATGGAGGACGTTCGCGACGTCTCCGCTCCATTCGTTGTAACCCTCCGGCCCGCCGCTCTCTGGCTGGTACTCGTATCTCCACTCCGGCTTATCCGTGCGAATCGTGACCCTATCCGGGTTCCACGGGAGGAGCCCGATTACTCCGGATTCGTTCCTGACGATGCGAGCGTAGGCGTCCCCGGACAACTCCTGATCCCAGATGAGCCGCTGCCAGAACTCCATGCCGGTCGAGTGCCGGTTAGGTTCGTACCGTAGGACCTCATGCAAGGAATGGTCCGAGACAACCTCCCGGGAGCCGCTCCGCTTCTCGCGGTATATGTCGAACCCCAGATGGGCTATCGTCCCCCCGATGAGGTTCATCCCGGCATAGAACGTCGCCGACGTAAGAGCCCGATCCCGATCAACCCAGATACCGGCATAGCCGCCGCCTGATGAGATATACCCGGTCCCGTCGAGGTTGAACCGGGAGAGCAAGCGATACGCCTTGGTAGCGAGATATCGCCGAGTTCGTTCGAACATTTACGCTCGCACCGGGTCATTGAGAAATGAGTCGAGATCGGGAGCCTGAATCATCACCAGTGCCCGGTTCATCGCTGTTATCGTCGCCGCAATCCCATCGATCCGCTTCTTTGTCTTGAGCTTCTCCGGTTTCGCCGGCTGTACGTTGTCTTTCCGGTCTCCTTGCAGCGCCAGGCAGCGAGCGTTGAAGTTTAGAACTGGGTTATTGCCGTGCCAAATCCGATTATCGAGATACGCCCCGAGCAGGGTCTTAGTCGGCTCCGTCAACTGACCAAAGTTCTGCGCTACCTCGACCATCGGGATACCTTCATTCAATAGGTCCATCGCCGTAGCGCGGAAATTCCAGCGGTCGTACCCGACCTCAGAAACCGAAAACATTTCCTTTGACCAACGTACCCGGTCCTTGATCTTGTCGTAATCAATTGCATTGCCCGGACACGTCTCAATGAACTTACGGCGAGCCCATTCGTCATACGGCACTTGATCCAGCGTCCGACGCTTCTCGATTGCCGCCTCAGGCATGTAGAAAAACAGCAACACCCGCCAGATATCGTCCGTGATCGGGGGGAATACAACCGAGACGGCCGTAAGGTCGATAGACCATGAAGCGTCTATCCCAACCGTCGCCGGCCGCTCGATCAATCCCCACTTCCGGATGAGTAGCTCCGGGTCGTATACCGGCCAATCTCTCAGGTCAACGTCGCCCGCCGCGGTCGATGCAATCCATTGCGGGATGTCGATTACGTTCTCCTCTGTGCCCGATACTTTGATGCCCAGGTGATACCGGAGATACTCG